TCCTCTAGCTCTTCTAGTGCTTTCTCAGCAGCCTGTCTTTGTGCAGTCTTAACTTCAGCATCTAGCTCTGCGTTTTTGCTCATATGGCGATATAACGTAGCACGACTGACCTTTGCATCTGCACAAGCCTTGACTAGACTGTGTCCGTCTGTAATGGATGCTATGATGTGCTCTTGTTTTGCTTTGCTTATCATGTGTGTGCAGAACTATCTATTAACATATATAAAGTGACGCACGTGTTGCTGGGTGTGCCTGCCTGCGAAATATCCCCCCCATACCTTATTAATTGCGTGTTATTGCGTGCTATTCTTTTTTTGCTTGCGTGTTTCATGTTATGCCGTGCGTGAATGTCTCAATACTGTGTTTATAAAAATATATATTCTTAGTAATTCCCTTTACATAACTTACATAAACTATAAAGCAGCTGCAATCAATAAAATATTTACTTTAATAAATAGCAGCAGGAAAAATTAATTTACTAAGTTATTGATTTACTTTGCTTTTTTATGCTTGCATCTATACAATATGTATATATACTATACGTATATTAACAACTAGCAAAGGTTAAACAATGAAATATCAAACAGTCTTATTAATAGCATTAACGCAATTCTTCTTAATGCTGCCTGTAAGTTTTTATTTACTATCTTTAAACTTGCCTGGCTTATTCTTTTTAATACTTATGTTATCAGGAATATTTACAATAATTACAATCTACTATCCATTAATAAACATTAACAATTAGCAAAGGTAATAAACATGAACAACGTACACATTTCAAAAATGACTGGCAAACTTGACGGATTCCAGGCTATCTCAACAAACACAATGACTAATCCATTTTGCATTAAACAAAACGCATCTGGGAAAGCAGATAATATTTGCACCAAGTGCTATTCTCACACAATGCTTAAAAGCTATCGCAAGAATATGCAAGCAAGCTTGCAGCGTAACAGTGATTTACTTAGTAGCAAAGTTTTAGAACATAACCAGCTGCCAACAATATTAAACGCATTCTTTCGGTTTAATGCTCATGGCGAGCTTATCAACGAAACGCATTTAATAAACTTAGTAAACATAGCTTTTCATAATCCACATTGTAATTTCGCATTATGGACGAAACGAAACGATATTATTGCAAAATACTTTAAATACAATGACAAGCCAAAAAACTTAATACTTGTTTATAGCAATTCTAAGATATCAAACATTATGCAAAAATTGCCTAAGTACTTTGATAAAACTTTTAATAATGTTTTAGAGCATGAACATATTGAAAAGCAGAACTGCACTGGTCAACAATGTAAGAATTGCTTACTTTGCTATCAACATAATGGAATAACTACAATTGTTGAAAAGGTTAAAAAATACTAATTATTATTGCACTTATTATCCAGGCTTACTCCTGGATAATTGGAGCTATAATAAAAGCTCATAACCTAGCAACTAAGAAAGGCTAATAACATGATTACATTAAAACATTTTAACGATACTGGATTTATTGCACATATGAATGAAAAGAAATCTAATAAGAACAAAGAAGCCGTTGAATTCTTTTTAAAGTATGCCGATAAATGGCACACATACGCCAATGACTATCAAACAGTTAGTATAATAAGCAGCTTAGTTAATTTAAAAATACTTAATCATAATCAGTTTAACCAGGTAAAGGTTAATACTCACAATGCAAACTTATATTTAAATCAGGGATAACAAAACAATGATTTACAATGATATTATAACAAGTGATAATTTTCATATTGATTATTATAAAGGTTGGTTAATTGTTTATGATAAGAATATTAAAAAGAATTATCCAGTACAATTAAAAGACATAAAAACAAACAGAAACATTACAAGAAAGCAATTCAAACAAGCTGTTGAGAAATATGGCTTTGATAGAGCTTGTAATTCATTTAAAAAACTTTATGCAAAATACGAGGTTTAACATGACTAATATAGAATATAAAGACCTTGTTAAGTTTGTTCTTAACAACAAACAAATAGTCAAATTAGTTTTAAGCTTAGATGAAAGAGACAAGCTAAAATTATTGCAATTAATAAAAGAAGACACAGAAAGCAATAATAATAGCATATTCAATGATATTAGGAGCTTACAACATGACTAGCATAATAAAAGGCTATCTTAAATTCATAGCTTTAATAATAGCATCAATAGCAACAGTATATATCTTATATTATGGCATATGGTTTTTATGCTTACTTAATGATAGCTGCTATTATCAAAACTTTAACATACAATAAACAATGAATGTATAGCCTGGTTTATTACCAGGTTATACATTAACACGCCTGGAGCAGCTTTAAAACGCTGTTAAAGGCATAACTAGTAAAGAGAAATAAACTAAAATAAAAAAGGCTCTGCAAAACATGAAATGCAGAGCCTTAACCTAGCAAAGGATAAGGAGAGATTATCATGAAAATAACAAAAGAGCAATTTAAAACTATACGTAAAAAGCTGCAATACACGCAGCACGAACTAGCAAATTTACTTGGTGTTGATGCTATGACTGTATCCAGGTACGAAACAGGCAATATTGAGATTAGCAAAACAATCTCTATTTTGCTGCATAGAATTTATCAAGACGAGAAATAGGAGAGAAACATGAAACTAATAACTTTTGAAATACAAGACGGAGAATTTACTTACAGAGAATTTAGTATATTCACAAAAGATTTGACCGAAAGAGAAATGGTCGAGGAAGTTTATGGATACAACGAGTTTGACCATAGACAATACATAGTTACATATGTGCAAGATATAACAGAAGAAGAATCAAAAACTCTACAAAAATTTGGAATAGCTTATCTAAATTAACTAAGAAAAACGCAAATCTATGTAAGTATATCTATGCAGTACTGTACTGCATAGATGTACTGTATTGCATTGCTATCAAATCTCAGATATTTTTTTTATTTTTATTATTGCATACATTCAGAAAGACTATGAAAACAAAACAATGTTTTGATCGTTGCCGTATGGCTGTGCTAGGACAGCTACGCTGATTATACGAAAGAGAAAAAACCTGTCAAGAAAATAATTTATCTTGGATATGTTTGCTAACGTAGCCATGCACAAAACGAGAAACATCTCTCATTCTTTGTTCAGCAGGTTCAAGCTCATTATAGTAAGACCAGTAAGCATCAAGAGTAACATCAGTCATGTGATTATCTTCTTTCCCAATCACATTAAGAGAAAGCATAATTTGTTTAAACCTATCTTTTGATTTGCAAGTCTTGGCATATTTTCTGATTATATTGAAATCATTTTTTTGCATCAGCACACTCATAACCTACTAGGGCATAGCCTAAAATATCTTGCCAACTATCATCATGGTCAGGTGTTTCCATAAGTCTTGACATCTTCAGAGCAATCATGCAAAGAGCTACTTGCTCAGTCGTAACATACTTATCCAGTATCACAGACCATAATTTTGCAATACGAGTATGGTTATCTACCATAGAACCATAACTCTCACCTCTTTCCTTAATAACATCAGCAGTCTTTTGCAGTAATTCAAACTTATCCATCTCGCTCCCTCACTATGTAAAACCATGTATCTATATCAACTTCACAAACCAAATCATGCCCTGAGCTAAAGTTCCTCGATAACACATCAAGAGAAATAACACACTTGATAGGTGAATTGTTAAACTTGTATATCAAAACTGGTGTTAAACCTACCAACTTAGCTGAATCCCTTGTCTGCTTTAGCCATGCTTTTTTGTACGTTGTTCCTCTTTGGTAAGCCTTACACTCGATTGACCAACCAGGAATTATAATGTCAGGCTGACCTTTTTCTTGATACTGAGATTGTATGTTTCTCTTAACATCATAATTTAAATTATCCTTAATTAACCTACAAACTTTTAATTCAAAATTACTACCTTTTACTCGACTATCTACCATGACTCGACATTCTTTCTTGAGCTTGCCTGAGAAAGTCATTGGCAGTTACTTGCCCAAGTGTAGCTAACTCTATCTTGTTCATAGTGTCAGGACTTGGAAATCTTTCACACTTCAATAACCTGCAAATAGCTGAACGAGTCAATCCTGATTTAAGGGCAAACTTGTTTTGTGTTAGCTTATTCTGTTTTATGTAGTCTATTAATTTCATACCTAGATAATATTTATATGTTGACAACCTGTCAATAATAATTAAATAATATGTTGACAGTAAAGATTGTAAAGAATAATATCGTAACAAATAGTATTGGAGATTACATGGCTGAGATACCTGACTACAGATTAAACTTTGGCATTGAGCATGAAAGTGCAAGCAATGGCACAACAACCAAAGACGAGATGATACTCAAGCATTATCTTAGAAAAGAACATAAGATGTCTTTTCCTATGGCATCAAGACCTATAGCTGGGATAAACGTACAGACAGGTGTTGATTGTGCTATGGGATTGCACAACTACAGTCCGATCAAAGGTGTCCAAGAATCAATGGATATCAATGAAGCCGTAAGGTATGCACTCACAGAGTATCAAGGATACAATCCTAGAACTTGGGATAATGGTAAAGATGCAGAAGAATACGAGGAGTTTCTTGACCATATACCTGAGATGATTAAGCACGCTGTTGATGGACTACAACAATATTTTACTGGTGTAAATCGTATCGAGGGAGAATCAATGAAGCAATTTATTGAACCTAAGATAGATGTACCAGTTGTTTTATATCAAGATTACTCAGGTGGTGGTAGACAGATAGACCTTAAATGCTCTCTACCTATGAGAAATCCACCAAAAAAAGATGGAACTAGGTCTTGGCGTGTGCCTAAACCTAAGACAGAACCATCTGCACAACAAGTTATGCAACAAGCAGTCTACTGGAAAGCTACTGGAGAAAAACCAGCTTTGTTATTCGTAACATCATCAGGCTACAACATAGTAGACGAAACAAATTGTGAGCTTATGACAGAAGAGAATCTGCAAAAGGCTTATGATTACGTAGTACGTTCTTGGTTAGTCACTCAGAACTTACTCAAAGCAAGTAGAGGTTCATGGAAAGCGTTAGCTGGACTAGTCCAACCTGACATGGTGCAGATATCGCAGAGACATGGACCAAACGTAACCAACCTAGCTAAACAACTATGGGAGATAACATGACAAATCCAATTAAACTTAGAAGAAACCTAGATCCATTTACTAGCCATCAAAGTGCAGAGAAAATTGATGCAAATCGCATGGAAAAGATTGTACTCGGAGTGATAGATTCATTCGGTGAGAGTGGTTGTATATCAGATCAAGTACAATACGCTTTACCTGAATACCGATACAGCACGATTACAGCACGCTACAAAGCCTTAAAAGAAAAAGGACTGATTGTTACTGATGGTACTGCTATCAAGGCTGAGAGTGGCAGAAAACAGCTAAAGATGTGGAGTGCAAGACATTACTTCTATGAATCAGTAACTGATGAGGACAGAATACAGCATATGGCAGAAGAAAGGGCAGGAGTATGACTATGGAGATAGAAAAAAATATACCTATACCAACAACAAGAATTAAAAATAACAAGCATGTTAATATAGCTAGAAAAATGAATGTTGGAGACAGCATTTTTATAAAAGCTGTTGAAGAAGATATAGGTAAATATGCAGATTATAATCGTGAAACTCATGCAATAGCTAACAACTTTGCAAATGCCTTAAGAAGACTAAATAAAAAAGCTACTGTAAGGATTTCTAGAGATGATGACGGCACGTTGCTTGGTTTTAGAGTATGGAGGACAGAATGATACACGAATTAGTCTCCGATTGGAGAAAGAAGATGACTGATACTGAGCAGTATCATGCACAAGCTATAGATCTATTAGAGGAACGTATAGCTAAACTAGAGGATAAGCATAAGACTGTTACCAAGCAGAATGAATTGCTTATGGAAATGTTAAGTAAACTAATAAGAGGAAAGAATGGGTAATTTAGCACAAACTATGGATGCCATTGCAGACTTACACAAGTCTCATGGTGTCAAGCAAAAAGGTGGCAAGCTGTACACACAGGTTGTCCACCGAATGGAAGCCTTTAGAAGAATACATGGCACAGACTTTGGTCTTGATACTGAGATACTAGTCAATGATGGCAAGCGTGTTGTTGTCAAAGCTATTATCACAGACAAAGAAAGTCGCATTGTCGGTGCTGGTATGGCAGAAGAGATACGAGGACAAGGCATGGTCAATACTACATCTGCTTTGGAAAACGCTGAAACTTCTGCAATCGGTAGAGCTTTGGCTAGTCTTGGACTAGCTGGTGGTGAATATGCAAGTGCGAATGAACTTGACGCAGTTGAGAGAAAAACGCAAGCTATGAGAGAGGAGCCGAATAACCTCGTATCCCCTGAACCAGTGGCTCCTCAACCTATCACCAAAAAAGATTTTGATAATCTACCACCTGACAATCTAAAACCTCGTGAAACAACAGTCGAAGAAAGGAGAGAAATACACGAGAAAAAGCTGCAAGACTTTGACCATTGGTGTCAACAAAAGAGAACTGTTTCTCAACTGCACGCTTACTTCCATGAATCCAAAAATATATTAGATGAAATGAAAGAGCAAAATGTAGATTTATACAAAAAAGCAGTTGACATATTTACTAAACATGAAGCTAATTTAGAAAGGAAAACAAATGGCTAATCAATACAGAAAAGTAGTAAACATAACATTATTCCCTAACACAGAGGGTAAGGCTACACATGGTAACTCAAAGTGGACACCATACAAAGATGGTAACCCAGCAGACATACATCTTAGAAAAGATGCTAGATACAGCGTTAAGTTATTCGGCAATGATGATGGCTCACTTGGTCTTGCCATATCCGAGGTGGTGCAAGGAGTCTATACAGACAGCATATCGGATGGAGTATCACAGCCTGGTATGAAATCACTAGCTCAGTCTATTGATCCACCAAAGCCTAGTCCTATTTCAGCATTAAAGGATGAGCTAAATGATGAAAT